CCTAACTCCATAGCGTCTAGGAGGTCCTCTGTCTTATCAGCTAGTCGATCAAGGTGCCAGAATACAGCATCCTCAGGCTTAGTCATCTGAGGAGGGTTCTCGTAGGGTGCGTTCTTAGGTTCTGCAGTCAAAGACTGTCCTGGGATAATAGCCATTATTGTTATTCCTTCTTATACGTTTTGGGACAGGTAGCGAGCAGATCTTCGTTCTCTGTGCTCAGCGGCTGGACGCAGGAAGCTGTTTACAATAGCTGAAGCAGCCTCACCAGCGGTTCCCGTAGACATAATCTTCTTAGCTGCAGAAGACTCAGTACTACCTAACTCTAACATCAAGAAGTCTAGTTGTGCATCGATGTCATCTAACGGCTTACCTTGCTTCTTAGCAAAATCTTCGTAAGCAACTCGCCTTGGACCTGTTACTTGGTAAAGACCAAAGCCACCACGAGATCCCTCTACGAGAGGATTCGCTTCATTAATACCTGCGTCTAAACCTGACTCGTCCCTGAAGTTCATTACAAAACCTTTAGCTACGTGCTTTGGGAGACCCCTGTCTACAAGACCACGATAGATATCGTCACCACCCCGAGCAACAGGACGACGAGGACCCTCATCACCACCTTCAGGACGAGCCTGTGGACGAGGAGACTCAGTAGGAGCTGAAGAATCAGGAGCCCCAGGTTCAGGCATTAAGGCCTCCATAAAGGCTAGTCCAAAACCAGAAACAGGGCTCTGGTTTACCTCTTGGGCCTTAGGGCGTGCACGAGGCCGTACAAGGCCCTCTACAGCGGCTTCTTTAGACTCCTTGGCAGTAGGGGCAGCAAACTTAGACCTGCTGTCCAGGACCGCCTTACGTGCTCTCTCAAGGGATTGCTTATATTCAAACTCTGACATGTTGTTACTTAGTCCTTCTTTAACCTAGAATCTTATCTAAAGTCCAACGGAACATATAGCCCTTAGCAGCCGAGTCTGCTCTCGAATCTGCGCTATCAGATTCCATCTTGGCCAGCTCCTTCTGGAGAGCCGATGTCTTACCAGCAAGGAATACGCTCAGAGCTCTATCCCCAGCATTCTCGGCTTGACGGAAGGCTTGGTCCATGATGTCACGCTCACGCTGCCAGATCTGATCCATAGTTGACTGAGTCATACCATTGGTTGCAGCAGCAGCTTGACGGTTAGACTCGTTCTGTGCAGCTGTATTGATGGTAGAGGAGTTCTGACGCCACTGAGCGTTAGCTTGTGCGATGACCAAAGCATTCTGAGCATTGAACTTGTTTGTATCTAGAGCCATACCAGCGTTGAACTGCTGTACTTGTGTAGCCATGTTAGCAAAGAACTGGTTAGTCTGGTTCTCACTAGAAGCATTGAACTGCTTAGCTGCGTTATCAGCTGACTGGTCACTGAAGATAGCTGAGATCTTCTGCTGTGACTTAAACAACTCAGTCTGCTGAGCCAAGTCCATGTTTTTCATATCCATAGCTAGGAATGATTGAGCATTGATGACAGCAGCTTGTTGGCGGTTGTTAAGGTTAGCCATGTCCATGTTAGACATAGCAGCTGCATCAGACAAGACCTTAGCGTTAGCTGCACTCAAGTTAGCTAAGTCAACTGACTGAGCCATACGAGCATTCTCTAGAGCTACCTGCTGTTCAGCAGTGAAGTTCATGTTAGCGATGTCTGAGATCTTAGCTGCGTTAGCTACTTTAGACTGGAAGTTCTGTGAGAACTCCATACCAAGGAAGTTAGCACGTTGCTCAGCTGCGAACATAGCGGTCTGCTGACGATTAGATAGATTCTGTGACTCAAACTTAGCAAAGGTCTGTGCGTCTGCCATAGCAATAGGAAGAGCTGATTCCATAGCTGCTTGGATAAGAGCTTGACCAGCCATACTGGAAGCACCAAGACCACGAGCAGCCATAGCAGCTGTCGCGTTACGGAGGGCACCAGCGGCCCACGCAGGGGGTTCAGTTCCCTGGAAGTCCTGCATAAGCTCACCCATCTGACCACGTACTGTAGCCTGTACTGAGGGGTCTGCTTGAGCAGCTTCGATGTCTAGTGCTTCTTCTACAGCAGCCATATCAACAGCTGAACCTGAGATCATCTCACCAGTCTGAAGGGTACGAGCAGCAGCAGGGGATACTACTTGTGCTTGATCTATCTGCGCAGCTTCAAGGTCTAGTTGAGCTAACTCAGTAGGATCAGTAGTAGCAGCTTGAACTGTGGCATCAGCTGAGACCTCACCTTGTACAGCATTAACATCAGCAAGAGCTGTGTCTACTTGACCTGCTACCTCAGTGGCATCGACTGTAACTGCTGGTGTTTTAGCGGAACCTGTGATGTCTCCAACAGGATCAATAGTACCTGTACCAGCAGCAAGGTTAGTACCAGCAGCATTAGGATCGATCTGTGCGACATCAGCAGTAGTAACTAGTGAGGAAGGGTCTGTGACAGAAGCTGTCATCATATCAGCTGCACCTTGGCGAGTAGTCTCAGCCTGAGCCTTCGCTGCGTCTTCCTTAGCCTTCTGAACAGCAGCCGCGTCTGCTTTAGCTTTAGCAACTTTAGCGGCCTTAGCGGCAGCAGCCAGTTTAGCAGCAGCAGCCTTATCAGCAGCAGTCTTAGCAGCAAGCTGTGCTGCGAGGGCGTCTCCACCTTTACGACTCCCTCCACCACCTCGGGCGATGTAGCTGTCAAAGCGGTTGGATGGCATAAAGGGGTTATAGATCATCAGAAAGTCCTTCTGTGTAGCTTTTGTCTATTGTAGAACCGACGAAAGTGGACCTTAGTGGTGGTTCCATAGAGTTCTTTGTGCTCAGTCCGTATAGTGCGAATCATCTTAAGTGCATGACCATACGGAGCTATGAATTCGATACCCCAGAGTTGGTAATCTTCACCTGGGTTCTCCTGCTCGTAGTCTTCACTAGTAGGAGTATATTCATCTTCTAAGAAGAGGTTAGCTTTATCTGGTGATAACCAACACCAAGTGATTAGACCTATAGGTTTACCATCTACGTAGTATAGTCTAATCCTGTTATGAGTAATAGGTAATAGTATATAGGAGATTACTTCACTTGGAGTATACGTAGAGTGTGTATCTCCTGTAGTTAGTAACTCTAGGCTATCACCTACTGCCTTATACTTGTCTATGTACATACCTATATGCACCCCCAGATACCTTAAGTCTTATTATACATGTACCTGAGGGTTTTGTCAAGTATAAACTTACACTTAGTTACAATAAAGCTTGTTTACACTCGTCGAGGGTACGTCCAGTATCGTAACCATTCAGCATCTTAGCGAAGTCTTCTTCTCGCTCAGGTGATGTCTCAACAGACACACGGTAAGCTTGCACCTCTGCCCAGAAGCGGTACTTCTTGGATAGAGCATAGAGAGCACCGTGAACGCCTACAGACAGTGCCATAGCCTCAAGAGGTAAGGCTGCGATATACATCTGAGCTACATAGAGTACAGCAGCACAGATAACTGTAAGCATCCACCACTGCTTGACGTGGGTAAGCTCATGTGGAAGCTGGTGTGGGGTAGTGTCAGCAGGGAGCGTAACGTACGGCCCCCATGCTAGGCCGTAACCACCTGTGTCCTTACGGATACTGATGATTGCTGGTGGGATCAAGTTAAACTTCATTACTCTGCTTCCAGTACAACCAGTGTACCAGCCTCGACCTGACGCATGATCTCTGCGTAGTGACGGTTAGCTGGGTCTAGTGGGACTGACATCTCTTGGCCGTCGATGGTGGCTTTGATGGATGTGTTAGTGCCGTCTTCAGCAAAGTATTGTGCTGCTGTGATGTTCATATCATTCATGATTATAACTCCGCATCAAAGGCTAGGAAAGCAGTAGCGTCGATTGCTAGTCGTGCTTTACAAACACGGTTTGTTGTGAAGGGCGTCCCAGCATCTGCACCAAAACTAACTCCAACCTTATGTATGGACGGGTCCACTGTTGCATTAAGGGAGGCGGCTGCGAAAGAAACCCCTGATATTAAGCATTCAACTCCGCTTTCGCTAATCGTAGGGGACGACCTCATCGTTGTGGGATAAGCATAGTCTATTACCACAGACGACGTGCCAAAAGCATAACCTATGCCCAGTTCCGTTTGGTCTGATGCGTTGCCCTGAAGACGGTGGTAATACCGCTGACACAAAGCCAATTCCTGCCCATAGCTGCGATGCTCGAAGGGGGTAGCTGTATCGCCTACTTCGAGTTGTACGCCTGTGATCTGGAAAGTATCAGACGTAGTTGCAAATACGTTTGCTTGACCTGTGACACTCTTGAACCCAGTCTCACTTGTCCATTCATACTCAGAAGTAATGTCATCTGGACCGCAAGCAAGATGAAATAGTATTGAGAGGGCTAGTACATTGCCGCTTGGAAATGCGTTGATAGTATCTCCGTCAAGCTGAATGGTTTTGTATTCCCAAGTTGATGCGCTGCTTATGCTATACGACTTCAAACTTGAATAAGATGAGCTGTTAAAGAACTGAACCCCATAAGCACCTGTTACAGTGCTTTTCACCCAGAACGAAAGCGTAACAGTCTTTGCGGAAGATGTGCCGTAGTCAAGCTGAGATAAATCGTAGCCCTCCAGTTTATAACTAAGCGACTCGTTTTCACTGGCAAGTGGTGTTGCGTCCGCTACTGTACAGCTAACTTTATAGCTGTTCTGAAAACCAGATGGGGCATCCGTGCTTTGTTCATGTGTTGCTTCTTGCCCAGTCCCAGCAGAGCCGTTCCTGTACTGCCAGCGGTCACAGACATAATAACCCGAGCCTGAAACACCAGCCACACTCGTCCCACGCTGGGCCACCTGCATTGCACCATTGATAATCAAGTTACGATTACTCAAAGCACCATCGTTGTAGACGTTGCCTAGATCGGCTAGTCCTCTTGCTTTACTCATGGCTTATACCTCCTGAGAAGCTACAACGTGAGCCTCATACGCTGCGATGATCTCTGGGGTGTGCATCAGTGCTACCAATGCTTGAACCTCTTGTGGCTCCCCTGTCACGTCGTCTAAAGGTGCAATGACGTGGCGGTGGAAGCTACGGCTGATCTCTACGCCATCACGTTCGATGATTGTTGCGTGACGACATTGGATGTGCTTGAAGTCACCGACGATCTCATATTTGTCGATGATGGTGCGTTCTGTAAGTGCCATGATGGCCTCCTTGTTTTATCGTGGCGTTGTTGCCACCTGACTACCCTGTGATCCAACAGGGGTGGTTGTTATGCGTCTGTATAGTATTGCATCGTCACGTTGACACTAAAGTCGTTGCTAGCGTCAGCGTCATCAAACCTAAGAACGAAGCTCGATGTGGATGAGGTAATTCGCCACAAACTTAGTTCTGAGCTAGATGCAGTAGTGCTAACCGTTATACCAAGCAGACTATTGCACCCAGACCAGACAGCAGCTACACCGCCCCCCTGCGAGCCAGCTAGATCAGCCGTAGCTGTGAATGGCAGACCTGTAATATAAGCGTTACCTGTGCTTGATCCCTTATTAGTAAGGGAAAGTGAAGTAGAAATAGTTACTACGTTTCCCACTTTCGTATATTTACCAACTTGTTTGCTGTAAACGATACCCACGGAACCGCCACCAAATTCAACTACAGGTGTCCAAGTCCCCTCCTCGTAATCATCCAGCGTATTGTCTGCTGAATAAACACCAGCAGCAGTGCCAAGAGTTACACCAGCAGGGATGATGGCATGGCCTGACGAGTCGATGCGCATACGTTCTGTGGGTTCAGCGCCACCAGAGTTGGTATAGAAAAGCAGATCATGCTTGTTACTAGCGCCCTTCAGCGCTTCAATGATGGTGCCTCTTACCGTCGGTGCGTTAAGTCCAGACATGTAAAGTTTAGCGCCTAATCCACTAGTACCAGATGGGTGGGAAATGTCCATAGTAGAATATTCTGCCGCACCACCACCAACTAGCTGAAATGGGAAGTCAGGCGAAGTCGTACCGATACCCACGTTCTTACTGCTATCAATAGTAATAGCTGTGCTTGTAGCATTGTCGTCGATGCCTCGTGAAGTGAAGGCTCCAGTAGTAGTTAGAACATCTGTAGTAGTCGTCCCTGTGAACGTCTGATCGGCCACCTCGAAAGGTGTGTAAGCAACGTACTCAAGGATGTCGTCCAGAGCTGCACCAGTAGTCAGCACGATGTCTGAACCGTTAGTAGCTGTGTAGTCCGCAGCAGCGAGCTTAACGCCGTTGAGGTACACGTCTACAAACTGAGGGGTGTAACCTACAGTAGCGAAGGATGTCTGAGAGGCTGTAGCTGTGAATGCTTCACGGTGCTGTGTAGCCTGTGGGACTGGCTGTGCGCCTATGTATCCACTCATTGTGTAGCCTCCAGTGGGTTAACGGGCCAAGCGACATTGTCAGGGAAGCCAGCTTGTTGTGGGATGTCTCGCAGTGCTTGACGATAAGCTATCTCAGCATCTGTAGTCACACGATCAGCCACAGCCCACCAGTCAGTCTTTTGCATCAGGTCATCACGACGGGAACGGACGTTGCGTTCCGCTTGTTCGAGGGGCTGTTGCTCGACCACGTATGGCAATGACCACGCACCAGCGACTTGCTCAAAGGCACCATCTGTCAGGCGATGCGAAAGGCTGTCGTATTCAGGTGACGATGGTCGTGTGTAGGGATACACATCGTAGCTTGCCAGTAGCTCATCAGGGATTTGCTTCGGAAAGCTGGTGTTTGGATTGTCACGGCGCAGTTGTCCAAGCGTGTATTTTGCTGGGGTGCCGTTTGTAAGTTTCAGGTGCATTTAGGTAGCCTCCTTTATGCGAAACGTGCCGCTACGGCACACTGGACTTGAGAGGGGTCAGACAGAGTAACATCAAAAGTCTTGCTGCCACTACTGCTATTAAACCCACCCCAAGCTTGCGAATAAGCATTATTTTCCATTTGAAAGTTATAGACTTCTGTAGAGTTTGTAACGGATACACCATTACTATCGTTTACAGAAACACCCACAATATAAAGTCCTTGAGACGCATCGCCAACCGTTAAAGAGGTTGCTCCTGTGGCTTCAGCACTGTCTGTAAAATCTGGAGAAACCCCAGCAGGCAAAGAGAAAGTGCCTATTGCTGTTCGAAGTTGACTAGCGCCAAAAGTCACAACAATGTCCCCTGTAAAACTGCTTGCAAGGGATATGTAATAAACTCCAGTTACAAATGTGTTATTTCCAAAAGAACTTATTTGCACAGCCTCAGTAGCGGCGTTGCCCCCCACAGTGACGGAGGATATTGTGTTTGCAGAAGAACCAAATTTCTTAGCGTGGATTGCAATTGCAAGAACGCCTGCATCATACCCACTAACGGAAAAAGTATAGGTTGTAAGGCTTCTGCCATCTTCTTTAGTTTCTATGAAGCTTCCTTCAAGAGCTGCCCCTCCGCCAGCGACAGTACCCATCCGCAATCTGCTAGGTAGAGTAATCATGACATATCACCTGCACTAACGCCGTAGTAGACAGACCCCTCTTTCCAGATTGTGACAATAGCATAACCTGTTGTTGGTAGTGTTGGGGCAGCGCCACCAGACCACTGCATCGTAGGCCAGGTGATAGCTGACGCAGAACCATCGTCAATCATAAGGGTGATACCCTCATTAGCTGACCAACCAGCTGCGAATGTAGGCGTTGAAGCCCCTGCCAATGTCCACGTCTGGATAGTGCCGTTAGTGGGGTCAATAGCAGGGGTGGTGCCTGTCAGTGCGAAGTTCGTCTCTGTGACGCCCTTAACTACGATATCACCTGTCATTGTCCCACCAG